GTGTGGGCGGATAGAAGCTAATCCATAAATCCAGGCGCCCCTCAACAGGGAGTGACAGGCCACCCCATCCGGCACGCCGTGCCATGATCTGGGCGTAGCCTCTGGCCTGTTTTACGGCTTTGCTGCGCCGTGCCCAATGCACCCGTGCGTTCGGTGACAGGTCCTTGGACGGCCACGGCAATGTTAAAGATTGCATCTGCTTCACCCCTGATCGCCTCTATATTGACTCCAGCGCATGCGGGCTTTGCTGGGTGCCGATACCACGGAAACGCGGCCTTGAGGTGGTTCGCCTTCGTAATCGTCAATGTATCCGTAGGCCAGTCTGCTGCGTGCCCACACCCGGCCTGTCTGCCCTTCACGTTGTTTGGCAATGTTGATTTCCAGAAAACCAGGGTACTCGCTGGCGCGATCTTCCTGTTCGGCGTAATAGTCGTCTCGGTACAAAAATACGATCAGGTCGGCGTCCTGTTCGATGTTTCCAGATTCACGCAGGTCCTTCATCACCGGTCGCTTGTTCTGCCGTGCTTCAACACCGCGATTCAACTGCGCCAGCAACACCACCGGACAGCCAAGCTCCTTACCTAATCCCTTAAGATCGCGGGTGATTTCGCCAATCTCCACCGTTTCACGCGTCTTTCCAGGCAGAGGCATCAGGTGCAGGTGGTCAATGATGATCAAGTCCACCGGCTGACGCAGATGCTCTCGGCGCGCACGCGCAATGATCTGCTCGCGATTGAGTCCAGGCGTGTCATCAATCATGAGTCCGGCATCACGCATCCGGCGCACCCCTTCAGTGACCTGACTCCAGAACATTTCACTGTCGGGGCAGTCGTCGCTAGGCTCACGAAGCCATTGCAATGGCACGTTCATGACCGAAGCAATACAGCGGTTAAAAATACTGACATCGGTCATTTCCAGGTTGAAAAACAGTACCCGCTTGCCATGCAATGCGTTTGCCGTGGCCACATTCACCGCCCACGCGCTTTTCCCCATCCCCGGTCTGGCCGCAAGAATGATCAGCTGACCAGGGGCTAATCCGCCTGTCATCGCGTTGAACTTCCCCCACGGGGTCGGCAGTCCGTACAACCGTCCCTTGTCACTGTAACGGCACTGCAAATCGTCGAACCAGCGCCGTGCGACTTCCTGCATCGTCTTGATGCCGCCGATGCGTGGGCGATCCGCAAGCCGAGCAATTGCGTGTTCAGCCTCGGCGATCAGGTCGCGTGTCTCCCGGCCTTCAGGCTGAAACCCTGCATCCTGAAGACGGGTGCCCACGTCGATCAACTCACGCAACCTCGCCTTGTCCACGACGATTTCAGCGTAGGCCACAATGTTAGCCGCCGAGGGCGTGGTACTCGCCAATTCGATCAGATACGCACCACCGTCCACCTCTGCACTCAGCCCTTGCCAGTGGAACCACTCCATCAAGGTCACGGCGTCGCAAGGCTGCCGCTTGCTGTCCAATTCCAGGATGGCCCGATAGATCAACTGGTGATCACGGCGGTAGAAGTTTTCTGGCGTGATCCAGTCCGCGATCTTGACCAGCATTTCCGGTGCCAGCATCAGCCCCCCCAACACCGCCTGCTCAGCCTCCAACGACCACGGCGGCACCCGCAGTTCCCCAGTACAACGTTCATCGAAAGCGTAAAGACGAGCGTTCACTGGCAACGCTCCTCGCGATCTATCGCCGTTTCAAAAACTTTCGTCACCACCTCGTTTTTCATCAGGTAATCGAAACTTGGCCGCCAGTCCGGTGGCTTGTACGGCCCAGTGCCGTTGAGAAAAGGATCCTCCTGACATTCGTCCAGGTATGCCTGAAAGAACTCAAGGCTGCGTCGTTGTGGCGACGCCTGCCATGCCGACCGGATCAACGTGCGCCGCTTCTGCGTCAGTTCCCTGACCTTGGGTAGCTCCGTCATCGTGGTGTTGTAGGCATCCACGATCCCCTGGTACGGAATCCTGTCGCTCAAAGGCGGTTTTTTCTGATTTTGATGTTCCTCCCCGATGTCAGGTGCTTCGCTGTCAAGCGATGCACTCAAAATACCGTCAGGTATTTTGTTGTTTTTAGTTTTTATATCTTCTCTTCTCTTCTCTTCTCTAGTCCCTACTTTTGTCCCCGTTACATCGGGACATTTTTCAAGACATTTACTACGTTGCAATCGCTTCTTCTTGGCATCCGAAGCTCGCGTCTTCGCCGTGGTTCCGTTATGACGGCCAAGGTTTGGGAAGATGAGGCGGCCACCGGAACGGACTGATATCCAGCAGATTTCGGATGAAGCCAACATCTCAGCTAAACCAGGGAGGCCACACAAAGCACTCAGGAAGGGCAAGGGGTCACTACCAAGTACAACACTTGCATCGCCCGTTTCCGGGTCAATGCTGGATTCGGAAATGTTGTCGTCACACCATTCCCAAATTTTCATAATGCGTCCTGCAATCTCATATCTGTCCCGTTGCAATCGGGACGCAGCAAGAACGACTTCGCGTTTATCGGCCAAGCCCTTGCTCCATTTGATCCAGTCACCGGCCATCAGGCGGCTCCCGATGTGCAACAATTCGGCATGTCACTGCCTTCTCATCTCGAACGTGTCCGCCGCAATGCACGCGAACTGTTCTAGGTGATGCTTTGTGATCCACGTTTTCTGCGCTAAATGTTCGATCCAGCGCAGCGCCTCCCTGATGTCGGAGGGATGAATCTCATAAACAATGTTTCCATCTTGCACAAACCCGTAGAACCCATCCGGCAACTGGCGAACAACCTTCCCCACCACTGCTGCCTCCGAGTTACGTACATCATCGCCAAGGGGGCGTGCGTAGTAATTCACGCAGCCTCCCTTAGACACGCGATGACGTCTGGATTCCACAAAAGTTGATAACTGCTGTGCCCGTTGCGCGAGTACGGAATGGCTTCACACCACACGCGACCGGCTTCGGTTAATTCCCATTCGTCGCGTTCATTACGGAACTGAAAGCCTCTGGAGGCTAATAATTGGTTCACCGCCTTGGCCGAGCAATGCAGCCGCTTGCCTAGTTGCGTGGCGTTGAGCAGGCAAAGCGGTTCCTGCAACGCAGGCAATGCACGGCGTATCTCTTCGGTCGTTAAATTCGTATTGCTTTTGATACAGGCCAAGGTCGCGGCGGCGGCAATTCCTGGTTTTACGCCAGTCACTTTGGAAACGAATTGGCCGATTAATAAGAGTGCGGCAACGCGATCCTGTGTCGGCCCAGGCAAGGTGGGCAGCGCCCCCGGTGTGGAATACGTGCCTGTCTTGCGTAGGGTGGGCAGCACTTCCTCAAACACCCAACGCTCGAACCGCTCTGCGGCAGGGAGTTTGCTGCTCACAATCAAGCGGAGCATGTCAGGCTCGGAGATGATCCTAGTTTCTCGCGAGCGACCAAGGCTATCTAGGATTGGGTAACACTTCGTTACCCCTCTGCAATGGTCGCCCAAAGCTTTGTTATGGTTGGTGTAGCCGAGTACATCGGCAACGTCTTTGCCGACAAACCACACTTCGCCGTGATCATCAACCACGGTTCGCACGGCTTGCGATTCAAAGTGAAACGGTGTGATTGCGTTCATTCCAACTCCCTGTTCATTGCTGATGGTGTTCATGACAGATGCCTGCTTGCATTGCCCATGACCTTTTGGGCGGCCTGCTCCAGGTGGGGGCCGAGGGCTTTTTCTATTGGGCCAACGCCACCATGCAGGCCATCAAGCAAACGATCATAAAGTTCACCACTGATCTGCTTAGCTCCAAGCCATGCCAGTGCTTGCGGAACCTTATTGACGTGGGACATCTCGTGCAGCTTCTTGAAGTGGAAGCACAGAAACCAGATGGCGTAGAGCACATTCTCATTCACCAGCGTTCCCGTGGCGGAATAGCTCCCCGTCTTGCGGATTGAGGGAAGGACTTCCAACACATCCAGCACCCAGCGACGAAATGCGGCGGCAACTGAAGTACGAGCAAACATCGCCACCAGATGACAGCCGCGAGGGCTGAAAATTCGGACAGGTTTTTCTGAGTTGCCGCAACCGAAACCCTTGACGGTCAAATTGACCGTCAAGCTCATTTCACTGGTGAACTCGTCGGTATGGCGCGAGTAGATACGCAAGACAGCACTGGCGTCCTTGTAGCCCAAAGCTCGGGCCAGATCGGCAGCCGTCAGGTAAGGAATGCCATCATGATCAATGATGGTTAGGGATACGTCGGAAAAATCAACGGACGCAGGAAGGGTGTTATGCATGGTGCAGGTCTCCGTTCGAGAGGAAAACCCATCACCAGACGTTGCCAAACCCCATGGTGATGGGACAGGCAGGATTGGCAAACCGGGAACGGAGCTTGCGCATGAACCGGCAGACCTTGCGGTCTTCCTGACTGCCCCACCGTAAATCGTGGGAGGCAACAAAAAAGCGCCACTCGGGATGCGGGGCGCTTTTGAAGCGCCGTTCATCGGGTTGCCAAACCCGGCGCTAGAATTTGCCAGCGCAGGAGCGACGGTACCGCAGCCACGTACAGTGGTCAAGCTCACGCTGGCATCGCTTACATAGCTCCCCGTCTTGCGGATCGAGGGAAGGACCTCGCCAGCTAACCACTTCTGGAATGGCAGGGCCTTTGGTTTGTCGCTACGGCCAAGAAAGAAGTACAAACCAGGTTCAGAAATAACGATGACTTCTTGCTGCCCAGAGAGGGTGGAAACGGATTCCACCCCCCTCCACTCTGAGGGAACATGACTGATGCTTTTACTAGCGTTCCAGCGATACTCCAATGCTTTGGCAACGTCTTTAGCAACAAACCACGGATTGCCATCGCGCATCACAACGCGCACAGCGTGGGAATGAAAATCGAACGGAATAATGGACTGCGACATAAAAACGTCTCCTGGTTGATCAAGATGACCACGGGGAGACGTTTCTAGGCGTCGCACCCGTAGAAGGCGGGAGGCTAGAAACCTGCAACCAGACAGGCGGACTTCTTCCCCCTTGCGGGGTTTTTTATCCGTCACCCTCCCGCCGTGAAAACGAACGGGCACAAAAAAACCGCGAGATTGACGGATGCGGTAACCGCTGGCTGCAATGGAGTTTCTAGGCTCCTTACCGGCGACGGTACCGCAGCGGCGAATGTGGGTCAAGCTCACGCTGTCGCCTCCACTGACGCTAATATCGGCAGTGCGGAGAGAAAACGTTCAAATTCAGCGCCGAACAGCGCGCTGTAAGTCACATGGAGGGTGCCATCTGCTACAGGTGTGCTTACGTGCTGACTAAAGACAAGATCAGAATCAAACTTCTTATCAGAGGAAAGCTGATCGAGAAAGCCCAAAGCCAACTCAAGAGCACGCTTTCTGGAATCAACAGGAATGTTTTCAACAAGGCTCACAAGCTGCCTTAGCTGCTCTTGCATCCCTGAAATATCAAAGAAAAAGCGAACAGCGGTGCTCATGGCATCACCGTTGCCAGAGTGCACCGTGTCCACGGCCCCGCTGTCATCGCTTGCTTTCATTCTTGATTCCTTAAGGGCCTTTTAAGTCCCTTCAAATGGATCACCCTGCCTTCTCCAAGAGGCGAATACTCATTCTTATGTCGTAGCAAATAAGCGTCCTTTAGTGCTTGTTTTGCAGCGTGTTCTACTGCTTCATCAACACAAGCCAGTCCATAGATTTGTGCGTATTGCTCAAATATTTTTTGAACAGCTGGTGTTAGATCAATCTTCACAGGGCCTCCAAGGGGCCTGGTTAGCCACTTCAAGCCGCGTCTGCTTGCCGCTTATCATTCTTTATCGCAGCAGTGGCTACCGATAACGCCAGTTCACGAACCAACGCCGCCGGTTGCATCCCGTTGTATTGAGCCAACGCAAAGATCAATTTGCGCTCGGCATCGTTAAAACGCACCTTCACTGGGTGACTACGAATGTGGGTCGGATCGGCATACATGGATTCATTACCAAGGGTTATTCAATGTCATTGAAAAGATCGAATACAGCGCATCACACGTCACAGGGATTTCCCCACGGCCTCTTGATGCTTCTTAAAACACTCTAATTGCTGATGAGTTTTCGCAAATTCCATTTGCAATCTAAAAGACTCCATCGGATTTCTTGGGTTTCCATCTTGCGAAAAAACAGTTTCTTGAAGAGAAAGAACGACCACTTGAAGAGATATAAGGTGCGTCAACAAGGTCGAAACCGTGGACTCTAAAAACACAATGCGTTTAGCTAATTCCGCTCCATTACATGACGCTTCTTCGGGCGAAATGATTTCTTCCTCACGCAGCATCAGAAACCTCCATAAGTGCAGTTCCAATCGAAATCGGGTTGGAGCCGATCTGCCGGTAGAATTGGTGTTTCCAAGCAACCAAATCACTACCGGAGATCGGCATGAGCGAAGAAAAAATATTCGCGTTAATACTGGAAAAAGATTCAGTCATAGCGAAATTTGTCATCTCGAAATATCGCCCCTCAGATGGCGATTTTGGCAACCATCCGTATTGGGTTTTGACTTGTGTGGACATGGAAAGCCACTACCTCTCAGTATTTCTAGAAAACAAACCCCGCCCTGGAGAAGCTCGACCCCATACAATCGTTTTGCACATTCCACACAGTGCAGTTGTTTGCGTGCTCGAAACCACCAAAGACGCACTGCCTTTGGACCGCGCAAAAGACTGGAAAAACTGGGTTTCTTAGGCCGCATCCGACACCTCCTGCACGTGGCCTGTGGGGGGAGCGCCGAATACGTCTGGGCGAAGATCGTAACGAGAAACACGGCCACCACTGGCTTCATCAAGTCGGCGCGCCAGTGCACCATCAAATCGCTGTCCCTTGCAGAGAGCCTTTCGCAGGTAACCAATGGTGGTATTCGCTTTACGAGCGTAGTGCGCCTGTTCGGCTGGGGTGAGTGTCGCGAGGTAGGTACGCAGGGTTTTCATGCACTCAAATTACCATATGATAATTACAAGTCAATACCCTTTGGTAAATTACCAATCGGTAAGTGAAAATAAAGCAATGACATTTCTTAATTCTGCTACCGTTGCCTTACGTAGACGTCGCCTAAAACAATGGATTCAAGATCAGCACGACGGGGTGCAAGCTTTTTTCGTAGAAAAAATTAGTATCAATCAGGGAGAACTTTCCGGACTACTCAATGGGAAAAAGTCATTCGGCGAGAAAAAAGCACGGACTATCGAAAAGTTAGCAGGGATGCCAGATAACTATTTAGACACCACAGAAGAGGAGATTCCTGAGAAACAGAAATCATCAATATTTAACATTAAAACCGGGAACAATTATATCCGCGTTGATCATATTGAAGCGGAAGCACATATGGGACCAGGTCGTATCAATGAGGATTTACCTGAAGTTATAAACTCTGTTGAGTTCCCACCAAATTACATCCGCTCACTCATTGGATTCTTACCACCACCAGGCCGACTCAAGCTGATTACCGGAACCGGTAATTCAATGTCGCCAAAGATTCTTCCAGGAGAAACCGTGCTTGTTGATACTGGTTGTAATACATTTGTTGGGGATGGGCTTTATTTGGTCAATACAGGTAACGGACAACAAATAAAAGCATTACAGGATAGAAACGGATACATCTACGTTACCAGCATGGATAAAGATCTTTATCCTGACTTCGTTGCCGATGAAAATACAATTATTGGTGGGCGCGTTTATCTCATTCAGCACCTAGAAAGAGTTTCTTGATGTCCCTTGCCAATTCTTCAAAGAGATGAATTGTTTCCAGTATTCGTGGATTACTCATTATCTTTAAAAAGCTGATCAGATATTCCATCGCGGATGATACTAGCCAATCCGCTTGAATCCCCGTTGTAAGCGTCGATTGACGCTTTAATCATATCCGCCTGGCTGACCACGCCCCAGTCGATCCTGTAACCTGCACGCTGAGCCAATTGCGCGATGAATTCCCGTTGCGTCCTGCCATTTCCCTCGCGGAATGGGTGAAGCACATTAATTTCACCAAGATAATCACCTGCCCGTTTGCTGAATTCCTCAGCATCAAGGCCACACAAAAATTGCTCTTTAGCAAGCTGCCCAAAGATCTGCTGCGCCGCACTCTGAATCGCAATCTGCTGGGCAAACATCGTGTTGCCTTTCGAGATTTCAACTTGACGGATTTGACCCGCCCAGTCGTACACATCCTGGAAAAGGCGATTATGGATTTCCTGTAAATGCGCTAGATCAAATTTGCCTTTTACGGGTCGCTCACGCAATTCGCTGGTTCGCAAAAAAGAAAGGGTGGACTCTATTTTATCGAGCCACCCCTGATCCCTGATTCCAAGGAGATTACGAAGAACACCTGTTTCGCTGTCCAGGTAAGGATCACCACGATCCCCTGCGTATTTCATGCCATCTGGAGCCGAACACGCGCTTTGTACTGGTCCACGGCGGCAGCGATAGTCATTTCACCACGCGCCCAGCATTCAGCATCAACCACGGCCTGCGCATCCGGCTCTAACCCCTCAATGCGTTGGCTTGCGAGTGCGCTTTGCACCACAGCACGGCGTTCAGCTTTCTCATGATCTGTCAGCATGATTTTTACCCCTTCAATGTATCTGCATCATAGAACGCCATTTTAATTCGCACAAAATCCAAGAAATATCAATCCTTTGAGTGTAATCGATCAGCTAAACAATTCTATTTTTTCTTGGTGCAAAACTTACCCAAAAGTAATGCCATTTGCATCATGGGAGATCTCAAGACAATGCAAGTTTCACTTGATTTCTAGATCCGCTTGGTCATCTACATGCTGATACATGCTGAGTCTACTCACGGAGCATCATTACCTGTCGTTATGCCACCAAATCAGACAGAACCCTTTTCGAACGACAAATATTTTTACCTTTTGGTATTGACTTAATTTTACTATATGGTAATTTATCTCCATCGCCCCGATACACCCGCACCCGGCGGCAGGGGCCAGGAGATACGAAAATGGCATCAGGTACCTACGGCCCAGTGAAATACAAACCTAACGGGTCGGATTACATGATCGATAAAAGCGTCTTGGCAAAAGCACACTACAAAGCCAACGAAGCCGCACGCGTGATCGAACAAGCGCCACTGTTCTGCTGGAACGGCATCAAAGACGCAAAGGGCGAAGAGCTGCAACCTGTTTTCTATACGGAAGCGCCGTTAATAGTGAACTCAGAAAAAGGGATCTTTATCCATGCCATCAGTGAAGCAGGTTTCAGCCGTCTGGTGCTTGACTGCTTTAAGGTCCTTGAAACCTGCTATGTAATGAAAGGGTATTCGAGAACCCACCTCATACTCGTACATCCCTTTCATTCGCTGTACCCACAGATAAAGATTGCTGCTGCTCGTGCTGCGCTCGAAGCCGCTAAAAAAGAAGCGTGTGCTGCGTACGACGCCGCTAAAGACGAAGAAGCGCGTGATGCTGCTTTTGCTGCTGCTCGTGCTGCTTTAGCTACATACGAAGCCGCTGAAGCTGCCGTTAGTGACGGGGTGGCCGCATGAGCACCTTGACCGAAGAAGCACAGGCTAACCAGGCCTTATCAGGGACCCAAAAAGCGCCGTTGTTTTGTCGGCATGGTATTCGGGATGAAGAAGATTCGGAGCTCCAGGAGGTTATATATTTCAAGTCTCTCGATTTCACATACCCCGACCCTGAAGGCCGTTGCACAGTCGCCATTATTGAGCCTCTCTCCGGCAAGTTTAGCCCGCTCGTTTGCTCATGGTTTGAGAATGGCCCGCAAAGCGATATAAAAAAGTGGATTATCAGGTTATCGGATGTCGAGCGCCGTATAAACGTAGGGCCGGAGCACTCGCTCTATCCGCAGGTGAAGGTGGCTTATGAAGCGCAGGAAGCGTACAGCAATTTTATATTTGCAGCTGCTGCGAAAAAACCGAAACGTTATATTGGCGGAGCGGAAGCCTATAACAATTCCGCACCACACCAGTTTGCCACTGCTACGCCAAAGGCAGGTGAGTCATGACTGGCATTGGATACAGCAGTTATAACGATCCGCGTTTACAACCACCGGAAGACGATGCCCAAGAGTATTTCGCCGACCGGGTTAATGCTCGCGTTCAAGACTATTTGAGCGATCCAGAAAAAATCGAAGAAGCCGATGCATGGGTGGACGGTACATTGTCTGAGGCCCATTACAAAGAGATGGAAATTGTTTTAGCGGATTTACACGCCTTTCCTTCGGCTCAGTTAATCGGCAGCGATGTCTTAACCCGTCTGTATGCATTAGCCGAAGTGCAAGGACTCGCACGGCTAGAGCAATTGCATATTCTCGCTGAGGAAGAAGTCAAAGAAGAAATGCGCCAAGAAGCGGAATGCTTTCACGCGATGTGGGGTGATGTGATGCAGGAGGAATACGCATGATTCCTTGCACCATCACCGCACGCACCAAGCAGGGTGTGTACACCTACACCGGCCTGTTTCAGAAAACGGTTGAGGCCAAGTCTGACGCCTACCGGCGCTTTGGATTCCCAGCCGTCATCGCCGTCACAGCCATTCACAGAAAGTCGATGCGAAACAACACGCATCCCAGCCCGCCACGTGCGGCGTGATCTGACACAGGAGAAGCCCACCCATGAACCGCTATCGCACGCCGAAAGAACAACACGCTGCACGTTACCACGACGACGCACCGCCTGGGTTAGCCCACTTTATTTTGCGCGATGACCGAGCAATGCCCAATGCAATACGCATCGCCAATTACCGCGTTCGTCGCGCGCACTACGAAGCCGCTAAAACGCTTTCTGCAACCCTGATCAAGCACTAACACCACTGCTGGAGGACACCATGTCTATCACTACAGAAAGAACATCGTTAACAGACCTCGAGCACCTATTTGAAGTTGCAGATGGCGGAGTGCTCGCCCAAAAACTTGCAAAGGCATTAAGCGATGTAGCGTTGGCCATCAGCTACACCCGCAAACAAGGTGAGGTGGCGCTCATCTTAAGAATCAAGCCCATTGGCGAATCCTCACAAGTCATGATCGATCACACCTTGAAATACGTTGAACCCAAGGAACGCGGCAAAGTCATAGAGGAAGACACCACGAGCACGCCAATGTATGTCGGGGCACGCGGCAAATTAACGCTCATCCCCGATACACAACAGCAATTGTTCGCTGAAAAAAACTAGTCATCACCCATTAAATAAACTGAAAAAAGGAGCTGATTCATGGACAAAACAGCGATAGAACATATTCAACAAACCGCCATTGATGCCAATGGCTTCCGTTTGCCTGCTGCATTACAAGATAGAGCGGTAGCGCTTCCTCTTGATTATGGAATCAAAGATCTTGAATCTCTCTTCCAGTTGCGCTCCCGCTTTCGTGGAGCAATGCAAACGCAATCCATCGTCGACTTCGTGCAGTACATCAAGACGAAAGGAAATGGCGAAGGCTTTATTAATGCAGAAAATCTCAGTGCCAAGATATTTTTCAATCTCGGTACAACAGAATCACCCGGTCATGGCGACTGGACAGCCACGCTCACACTTAACCCCACAGCAGCTTACAAAGCACTGCTGGATATTGACGGTAAAACACTCAATCAGCGGAAGTTGATTGATTTCCTGGAAGATTGGGCACCGCTGCTGTCGGCCACATCACAAGAAAGCCTTGATGAACTACCGCTGACAACCGCGATTAATGCCATTCGCAAATTAACCATCAAGAAAACCTCAGAGTCAGAATCGACTCAGGGCGAATTCAATACATCACGTTCCAAGTTCGATGATATCCAAGCCAAATCATCTCTTGGCTTACCGATTGGTTTCACCTTAACGACCAAGCCCTATCTTGGATTACCGGAACGCAGATTCCTGCTACGGCTGTCCGTATTCACCGACGAAGAAAAAGAAAAGCCACTCATCACACTGCGCCTCATACAGCGTGAAGCACAGCAGGAAATGATCGCCCAGGATTTTAAAAGCGTGTTGTTTCGTGAGCTTGAAGGGCACGCCACGCTGACCATTGGCACATTCTCCCCATCCCTTTAACAGAGCGAAGCTGTCATGAACTCCCTGTCTGTCATCAAACCAAGCAATGTCATACCAATGACAGCCGAATACCGGCAGTCGATCCGTACCGCATTGAAAACCAGCCTGTATCCAGGGGCGACCAATGAATCCGTAGATATGGTGTTGGCCTATTGTCAGGCGGCTGATTTAGACCCGATGACAAAACCCGTTCACATCGTACCGATGTGGATTCCAGAAAAGAAAGTCGATGGGCGCGTTGTGTCATCGGCAGGCATGCGCGATGTGATCATGCCCGGGATCGAACTGTATCGAACCAAGGCACACCGCACCGGCGAATACGCCGGACAAGATGAAGCCGTGTTTGGAGACACCCTCTGCGAAACACTGGGCGGCGTGCAGATCCGCTATCCGTCATGGTGTCGCGTTGCGGTGTATCGCATGGTGGCCGGTCAACGTGTTCGGTTCGCGGCAACCGTGTATTGGCTGGAAGCCTATGCCACCGCAAGAAAAGACAGCCCCGCCCCTAACAGCATGTGGCAAAAACGCCCCTTTGGACAGTTGGAGAAATGCACTGAAGCCTTGGCATTACGTAAGGCATTCCCAGAAGCCGTGGGCGCTCAACCGACGGCTGAAGAAATGGATGCCGGACGACACACGATTGAGGGCGAAACGCTCCATGTTGCCCCCATCCCCGTTAACCAAGACGTCAGAGACATCAGCGGCCCTTACCCACACGAAGAATTTGAAAAGAATTTTCCAAAATGGTGTGACCTGATTGAATCAGGAAAAACCACGGCAGATCGCATCATCACGATGCTGCATAGCAAAGGCAAAGGCCAATTAAGCCTAGAGCAGCTCACCGCCATTCGCGCCTGCGCCGAAGACACCAGTGCTGAGCCTGTGCCTACAGACAGCATCCCTCTGGAAAGCAACACCACTCACACGGAAGAAAACACATGAAGATCATTGAACTGACCCAAGGCACCCCGCAATGGCACACCCACCGCGCCCAGCATCTCAATGCCAGCGACGCACCGGCCATGATGGGATGCAGCCCCTATAAAAGCCGTGCCGAACTGATACGGGAGCGCGCTACGGGGATCACCCCCGACTATGACCCAGCCACGTTACAACGCTTTGCAGAAGGACATCGCGCTGAGGAACTGGCACGCCCCTTGGCAGAACGCATCATCGGTGATGACCTGTATCCCTGTGTGGGTGTCGATGGCATGTATTCGGCCAGCTTCGACGGCTTGACCATGCTTGGAGACACCGTCTGGGAACACAAGCAACTCAATGACACGATTCGCGCCGCCATGACGGACGACTGCACCGGCCAAGACCTGCCATTCCATTATCAACTACAGATGGAACACCAGTGCATGGTGTCCGGTGCTCAACGTGTCCTGTTCATGGCCTCGGCCTGGAACGGGGAACAGCTCATAGAAGAACGTCATTGCTGGTACACCTCAAACCCCGAATTACGTAACCGCATCATCAACGGATGGCAACAACTGCAAGCGGACATCGCCGCCTACCAGCCTGAGCCACCACCACCGCCTGCGGCCTTGGGCCGTTCACCAGAGCAACTACCGGCATTGCATATTGCAGTCACAGGAACGGTGACCACCTCCAACCTGCCGCACTTCAAAGCCTGCGCACTGGCCGTATTGCACAGCATCAACCGTGACCTGCGCACCGATGAGGATTTTGCCAACGCAGAACAAACCGTGAAATGGTGCAAAGGCGTCGAGACGCGCCTAGACGCCACCAAGCAACAGGTATTAGGACAAACCGCCGACATTGATGCTGTCTTCCGCACCCTGGACGAGATCGCCGAAGAAACCCGCCGCGTCCGTCTGGAATTGGATCGCCTGGTGAAAACCGAGAAAGATCACCGCCGTACTGAGATTGTCCACACCGGCCTGAAGACCCTGCGGGACTACTACGCCAGCAGCAACGCCACGTTAGGCGAGTATGCCCTACCGATTCCGGCTGATTTGCCTGCAAAGATCGGTGACACCATCAAAGGTAAGAAGTCCCTGATCAGCATGCAGGAGGCTGTGAGCGCCGCCGTCGCTCACGAGAAAATCAACATCACTGCCAACGTGGAACGGGTGCGCGCCAATATCACCGTGCTGGAAGCATGTGACGCAGCTTACCGCTCCCTGTTTCCAGACAGGGTGAGTCTATGCCTCAGCAAAACACCCGATGACCTGCGCAATCTGATCCTTGCCCGCATTGCCGATCATCAGCAGCAGGAACAGGCACGCATCCAAGCCGAACGCGAGCGCCAGAACACCGTCGAAGCAACGCCATTACCCACCTCGCCAACAACCCACTGCTCCACCGAATCCAGTGTAACCACTGCTCCCACACCTGCATCCATACACACCACACTCAAGCTGGGAGAGATCAACGCACTGATTGCCCCGCTATCCATCAATGCCGATGGATTAGCAGCACTGGGGTTTGTTCCTGTTAGCACCGAACGCGCCACCAAGTGGTACGCCGCTGCTGAATTTCCTGCGATCTGTCATACCTTGAAACAGGTGTTGTCCGACGCTGCATCCCGCATCGCCATCAAGCAGGCCGCGTAATGACAGGGGCAACCAATATCAGGAGCCATGCCATGAACGGCACGTGTGATGATCGCGTTCTCGGCAATCTCGATTCCAGATACGGCCTGAGCTTGACCCACATTCGCCGCTGCGGTACCGTCGCCGGTAAGGAGATCAAAAACTCCGGAAACAGCGGTCACCGCACCCGAAACTCATGCGGTTTTTTTACGCCTGTACGTTTTTACGTCGGGAGGGCGGCAGCGATACAAGACCCTTTGGGGAAAGCTGCCCGCCGTCTGTTTCCGGTTTTTGACCTCCCGACACCTACGGGTGCGGCGCGCAAAAACGTCTCCCCGTGGTCATCTCACGAAACAGGAGACGTTCTCATGACGCAGTTACCTGCTGCCGTGTGTTTTTCCGGCCAATCCCTTTCCATCATTGATCGTGACGGTACGCCGTACCTGAGCGCACGCGAGTTAGCCCATGCTTTGGGCTATGCCGATGAACGATCCGTATTGCGCATCTATGCACGTCGCACGGATGAGTTCACCGATCAAATGACCTGCGTGGTCAAATTGACCCCTCAGGGTGAGCAGGCCCGTGATATCCGTATCTTCAGCCCTCGCGGCTGCCACCTGGTAGCGATGTTCGCCCGCACTTCAGTTGCCGCCGCGTTTCGCCGTTGGGTGCTGGATGTGTTGGAAGTCCTTCCCTCAATCCGCAAGACGGGGAGCTATTCCGCCACGGGAACGCTGGTGAATGAGAATGTGCTCTACGCCATCTGGTTTCTGTGCTTCCACTTCAAGAAGCTGCACGAGATGTCCCACGTCAATAAGGTTCCGCAAGCACTGGCATGGCTTGGAGCTAAGCAGATCAGTGGTGAACTTTATGATCGTTTGCTTGATGGCCTGCATGGTGGCGTTGGCCCAATAGAAAAAGCCCTCGGCCCCCACCTGGAGCAGGCCGCCCAAAAGGTCATGGGCAATGCAAGCAGGCATCTCTAATGAACGACATCAGCAATAACAGCATCTACCTGCCCCCTCCCCATCCACTGCCCTCTAGGAGCACTCACAATGGCACGCGGAATTAACAAGGTGATCCTTGTCGGCAACCTGGGGAACGAGCCGGATATCAAATACACCCAAAGCGGCATGACGATCACCAGCATTAGCCTAGCAACCAGCAGCAAACGCAAGGACAGGGAGGGCGATACCCAGGAGCGGACCGAATGGCACCGCGTCAAGTTTTTCGGAAAACTGGGCGAGATCGCTGCCGAATATCTGCATAAGGGATCGCAGTGCTACATAGAGGGTGCCATTCGCTACGACAAGTTCACCGGCAATGATGGGCAGGAGCGTTATGTCACTGAGATTATTGCTGACCAAATGCACATGCTTGGCAGCCGTAATGAAGGTTCCAGCGGCATCACGCCACAGCGGCGACCGGCAAAGGTCCGTAACAACGATAAAGCCTCTAAAGCCTATGCGTATGCAGGCGACGACTTCCACGATGACGACCCGTTCTGAGGTGGAACATGGCGACGATTCCATTTAGCTCAGTATTGGCACAGGAGGAACCCACACATGGGCGCTGCTGAGAAACTTCCAGAGTTGTATACCGAAGAGGAAGCCGCACGCTACCTAGGAGTTTCGGAAGTCACGCTGCGACGCTTCCGGAAACAAAAAAGAATTGGTTACATCCGAATCGCAAAAACTCCGAAATATACCGAATACCACTTACTTAAATACCTGGAACAACACACATGCCTGCCCGCTTCCGCATTGGAGAATACTGGCTCGAACAGCGAAAAGGGTCAACCGTTTGGTATAAGGCATGGCGCGACGTTACGGGATGCAAGCAGCGCGCTTCGCTTGGCACAAGAGATTTTAGCGAAGCCAAGGTAGCTTTAGCGCAATGGTTTGTACAGCACACAACGCTACAAAATCAGCCCCCAACCAATGTCCTGCTTTCTACAGTACTTACACGGTACATGACGCAACACGGAAACAAGCTTGCAAGCAAAGACACGGCACAACGTGGTGTGGATATGTGGAATGAGTTTTTCGGCAAGTCTGCATCCGTAGCCGACATAACGATTACGCGGCAAGAAGATTTCATCAAATGGCTAGCAGAGCATGGATACACTGAAGGTTACTGCCGCCGTATTCTGGGGATAGGAAAGTCCGCGCTAAACCGCTCATGGAAGCGAGGCGAGATCACGCAAGTTCCGTTCGTTGAGTTGCCACGCATCGGTGAGCCTTACCCACACTACGCGAGCCGGGAGCAAATCGTATGTTTGCTCAATACAGACATGCCCGAGCACATCTGGGCCTACTTCCTGATCCGTTTGTGCACCGCATGCCGTGGCGATGCAGCACGCGGCTTACAGCGCTTTCAGATCGACACAGACGCCAAACTAGTACAGCTCAACCCAGCCGGACGACAGCAGACAAAGAAATTCCGGCCCACTGTACCGCTGCTGCCTGCACTGAATGCCTACATTGCGACTGTCAAACCGGAGTCCTACTTGGTGCACTGGCATGGGAAGCCCATCAAATCTATTAAGACTACTTGGCGCAAACTGCGCAAACGAGCTGGGCTGCCAGTCTGGTTTGTGCCTAAGACTATTCGCCACACTCTTGCTACGTGGCTACGCCAACGCGGTGTTCCCGCGTGGGATGTATCAGGATTATTGGGTCACCACGCTGGGGGAACCACCGACGCCTACGCCAAGTTTGACCCGAGCTATATGGGCGCAGCACGCACAGCGCTAACGGCAATCGTTGAGGAATTAGCTACTGACGTCCCAAAACTGCGCGCCCTTCTTGGGGTCAATTTGGGGTCAGTCATAAGCTTTAGCTGCTCCTCAGAAACAGAGAAAACATATAATAATCAATACGTTAAATTGGTGGGCGGTACAGGGTTCGAACCTGTGACCCCTACCATGTCAAGGTAGATGAAGATTAGCAGAATCAACAACATAGACGTAATACAAACTACTTTGAGCCTCACAAAAATGCGGCTTTCAGCCGCAGTGCGTGTTAGTTGCGTGTCAGTCTCTGCGGTCTGCACATACCTGAGGAGTGAACATGGATAAGGCGTCTTGTGGTAACCCCTCTGCCAAGTGGATAAGGTGCCGGTAGAGGCGCTGCTCCAGCGCCACGCGGGTTGAGCGGCCTCAATGGCCCCGCGTCCGGCAAGGATTAAGATGCCTCATGAAGCGGGACGGTGGTATCAGAGAATGCCGCATTGAGGTATCAGAAAATGCGAAACTGATAGTAGGTCCCTATGTTTTCTGATGATGGGTGCTGGAGGGGCGTACGACTTGATCGCGTTCTTGCGTGTTGATGGCGGCAGCAACATCGGGATGGCTGTTGGGCCGCTCGGCTTCGACGCTACATCGGTAGCCGTTTTTGTCTAGGCAATGTTGCACACGGGTGACGAGCCAATCGCCGTTAACTCCTTCCCGCCAGCCGTTGAGTGTCAAGACGGCTTCTGCCGACAGCTCCGCACGCCCTGCCATCTCTAGAGTGAGTTTGGTTTCAGCGCGGGCACGGCGTGACAGTTCACCCCGAGCGGCGGCGATGGCGGCAGCAGCATCAGGCAGGTATTGTTTGATGCGGTGAACGGGATGCCCGTCGCCGACGCTGACTTGATGCAGTTCAGCGCGGCGTGCCAGACGGTAGAAGGCAACCACTGTGCCGGGGCTATCCCGCGTTGCGTAGGTCATTTGCCAGGAGGCGATCTCATCAGGTGTCAAGGTGACGCGTGGCATATCAATGCCTGTGACGCTTTTAGACTCACCGCGTTTGGCAAAGATCAGTCGGCCTCCGGCAGGTTTAGCAATCGCATCGTACCGCTGTGCTAGCCGTAGCAGGACGTTGATATCTGATTCTTCTGTCTGATCAATGTGTGGTAACGCGACGTCTGTGAGCGAGGGGGAAATCGCGGAGGTCATGCCGTGTTCGGCAGCCATTGTGGACAGCATGGCACCGAGTGTGGTTCCGGCAGGCCAGGAGCGGGTTTTTTGGGTTTGCAGGTCACTTTTGCCTTTAGGGGTGCCTTCCCAGGGGGCTGCGTGGGCGCGCAGGGTCATTGTGGCGGGCCATCCGGACAATTGGATTTCGCTACACACAAAAACGCCCATCGGGCGTAATTGGCCGTCGTAGCCTAATGCCAGTTCCAGTTCCGCCCCCATCGGTGGCAGTTTGAGCGGGGCGTTAGGCAGATGGTCAGCCAGGACCACTTCCAAGGTGTCGGCATGGCTTCCGGACTCATCAGACAGCTGTAGGCTTGCCATGCGTGCGGTGATGAGGGCGGTAATATCGTTGTCGTTGGCGATGAGCCGGTAGGAGGGCGTCACTCCCACAATGCGACTCCTGGAAGGGTGTGCGGTGTGGCCGCAGGATCTGGCAAGGTGATCGCGATGGCTTCCGGCAGCACGGGCCCCCAGGCGGCTAAGCCGTGGTTTGCTTCATAGATCGCCGAGATGATGGCCGCATCGGTGCGTGCGTAATACTTCCATGCGAGCCAGTCGACGGTGTCACCGTGGCGTGTGCGATAGATGTGCAGGCTCATGGGGTGGCCTCTCCGGCCTGGTCGTCGTTGACGCGTTGTAAGGCGAGTGTAAATTCAATACGCCGTGGTGTGCCGTTGGGGTGATGGTTGCTTTGGCGTTCTTCAATGCGTTCGATGACATACCAGCCATGGATGACGCCATTACTATCAATGAGCTGTAAGGGGTTGCCTTGGGCGGCCAAGGCGCGTAATTCGTCCAATGAGGCACGTTGGCCTTGCCAATCTGGGTAGGCGATACCGGGCAGTTCGATACTTTCCTCCCCTGGGCCGGTGTATTGGCGCGCATCGCGCTGCCCATAGCGTTCGATGGCGGCCCAGCGGTATTCGTTCACGCGGGCGAGTTCTTGGTAGACGAGGCTAGTCAGTGAGAAGGTGTAGCCGCCTAGCATCATCAGGACAGGCCGGTTGCCGCTGGTGTTGGTTTGGAATGCGTTTTGCAGGGGGGCGGCGACAGTGTTCCACAGGGTGTGACGGATCATTCTCGGCCTCTGGCATCGTCGTACAGGGCGCTGCGTGGTGGCCTCTGTGATGGGTTGGAGTGTGCGGCGATGCGGCGTGCTAGGGTTTCGCCACGTTCGCCCGGTTGTTGGGTGATGTTGTAGGTGGCGTA